TGTAGTGTTTTCATATTATTTTTCTAATAATGTTTCTATGTCTTTTATAAATTCGCCTATTAAATCTGTAGGTTTTACTACAGCAAAAGTAGTTGGCTGTTCTCTATATACTTTTATAGTTTCTATTTTTGCTTGACGCAATAATTTTTTAATATTATCTAATCTAGTTTCAAGCTCGTCAAAAGCATCAATACGTTCTTGTTGGTATTGTGATGCTTTGTCGTCTTGCTCAACTAATCTATACTTATACATATTAATAAAGTTTTTTTACTTCGAGTCCTGAACCTTTCTGTACATAGGTACCATCTTTATTCTTTGGAACTAATTTATATTTAAATTGCTTTACATATGCATTATCTTTTACTCCATCTTCTCCTGCTGCTGGTCCAGGTCCTAATGTAGCACCTACTCCTTCATCTACTTTTTTCTTTTTCTTTAATTTAAAAGCATATGGTGTTTGAATTGGTCCAGCTGCACCTGAAGTAGATATTTCTTCTACACCTTTAGCTTTTTCTAAAAAGTTAATAACTTGTTTAATATTTGAGCCAGTAAATAAACTTTCTTGTTCTTTATCTCTAAGTTGATTAATAATATCTAATAAATAATCCGCAAGACCTGAAGGATTATTAATTTGATTATTAGCTTTAGCTAAATTTGCTTTTGCTATAGGTGCTTGTATATCTATTTCTTCGTCTATAGTCATTCTTTTATAATCTTCTGGGTATTCTTTACGTAAATGAGTTCTGATTTTATTTCGAATTGATTTTAATTCTTCATAAAACTCTCTAAATTTTTCATCATCTTTTACTTTAGTATAAACACCTTTAGCAGTAACAGTTGCATCAGTTACCCCATCAAATAATTTGTCAAAGTTAGGTAAATTTGCAACTTTCCAAGATACCTGACCACTTTCTGGGTCTACTGCATCTACAGTAAATCTAGTATCTCCATCTTTAGAATAAGTAACATCTCCAATTTTAGCTCCTATTTGTTTTGCTAAATTGGGAGATGGTGCCTCACTAATTTTGTACTTGTAATCTGCCATTTGCTATTTTGATTTCGTTTACTAATTCATAATATTGTAACAAATCAACTAAATTATCAGTATTTACTTTATCTGATTTATTTAATTCAGTTAAAAACTTAGCTACTTCAGTAATTTTTACTTGTGTCGCTTTATCTTTAACATTTTTAGCTTCTTCATTTAAAGAAGATTTTAATTCTCCAATTTTAGTATTATAGAAATTTCTTAAACCTGGAGTTGAATCAACAGAATTAATAAATTCTTTTAATACTTGTTTTTGATCAGATGATAAATTATCATATTTATCGTTAAAGTTTTCTAATAATACTTTATATGTTAAGATTCTAGTATCTTTATCATAAGTTTTAAACTCATTTAATACTATATCTTTTTGTTTAGTTGATACTTCTTTTTTAGTTAAAAATTCTAATAAAGTAATTTTATTATTAACTAATTGTTTAGTATCTGTAGATTTTTCAGCATTTACTCCTTCTATTAAAGTATATAAAGCTGCTAATTCTTTATAATTCTTGATTTTAGCCCCAAAAAACGTATCTAAATCATAATGGTTTTTAATTTCATTAATTAGATTATATTTTTGCTTTTTTAAGCTTGTTTTGTTAAATCTTTTAGAGTTATCAAGAGCAGTATTAATAAATAAAGTTGCCCTAGATTCATTAATTACTTTAGATTTTAGTATTGATTCATACAGTTTGTATTCACGTCCTAATTCAGACTTAACGAAATATTTTTTTAACAGATCAATAGCGGGTGAATCATCACCTTTTAATGTATCTGCTGTTATTTGTCTAACCAGTAACTCGAAAAGAATACCTGTATTCTTATACTTTGAATGTTTTATTTTCATCAAAAATATATTTATTTATAAATATTAACCTTTTAGTTGAGATTCATCAAGTAGCTTACTATCATCTTTTTCTTGTTCAAAGACTAAGCGCTTTTTATTCATCTTACTAAACATTTCCTTATTTTTCAAAAAAGTAACTTTAGGACTTTCAAATTCGCTTAATGAAGGTCTACCATCACCATCATTTTTATCCGTATCTTTCATACGTTTTATGCCTAATGGATCTTTACCAAAGTTATTATCTTGTTTACCTCTTGTAGTTGTACTATCAACTGGTCTTCCAGGACCATCTTGTGCATATTTATCTGGTTCTGGAACATTTCCTGGTTCTGAGTACATTCTACCTTTACCATATAATGAAGCTAAATCATGAGGTGTACCATAAGATTTACCTGTTTCAACAGGATCATTACCTTCAGCCTCAATTTGAGCTAATCTAAATTTACGTTTAGCATCTTCTCTAGTTAAATCTCTGTATTCATCATATTGATCTTCACTAAAGTGGAAAATGTTATGATAAATCCAATCTGAAGGTACTAAACCTTGATCTAACATTTGTTGTGCTAATTCAGTTTTAGATTTTAATAATTCAATTCTTTCTTGATCATATATAATTGATGGGGTTGTCATTGATAATTCAAAATTAGTCAATGTTTCATCTGTATAACCTTGAGTATATAAATGTACTAATGCAATTTTATTTAATTCTGAAAGTAATATTCTTTGAATTCTATCAATTGTACGAGCAAATCTAATATCTTCTGCTGCTAATGTAGCTTTACCTTCTATATTCTCATCATATCCTAAAAATGCTTTAGGTATTTTAAGTGCAGCAAATAATTTTTCTCTTAAATATTCTACATCAGCAATACCATCATACTGTAAACCTGGTGTAGTATCTATTTTAGTAGATGAATCGTTTCCTCTAACAGGAATATAAAAATCTTCCATCATGTTTTGCATGTTGTACTTTAAATTATATTCACCTGTTTTTTCATCCATCATAGGAGTACGTTTCATGTTTGAAATAGTTTTCTGCATAAATGCTTCTACTTCATTAGGTGGAATAGCTCCAACATTTACATAAAATACTCTTTTTTCTGGTGCACGAGCAATTCTATGAATTAACATCGCGTCCTCCATTAATGTATATTGTTTAAATAATTTTCTAGCGGGTTCAATATAAGCTCTACCATAAGGAAGATAATTAACATCACCTACCATTCTAAAATGAGCCATTTCATAATTGTCATATATAATAGAACCTTTATCATCTGGACCTGCATCTAATTGTTGTCCAGGTACATTATAGTAACCATAAGAACTACCTGCAAATCCATCAGGATTCCATTTATATTTTATTTCAGCTGGGTTTTCAGGATTAGATCCTTCAATTCTTTCAATATGATAAGCAGTATAAGGAATTACATTATAAACACCAAATTTTTCTGCTATATCTAGTTTTAGGAAGAAATCTCCATATTTACACATTTGTCTAACCCACATCCAAAGATTAAACTCTACATTTAATACATCATAAAATAAATTATATAATATTTTTTGTATGTCTTCATTTGAACTTCTAATTTGAAGTACTTCACCCATATCATTTTTAAGTGTACATTCATCAGCAACGATATCTAAAGCAGAAGCAATAATAGCATCCTGATCCATTACATCATATTCTGAATATAGTTGAGTTCTTAAATATTGGTAATTTAAATTAAATTGTGCCCCGTATAAAGACGTAGGCATAGTAGAATAGACTCTGTTAAATCTATCTATTAATGAATTAGTTTCATATTCACCTGTAGATTGAATATGTCCTGAATCTATGGTTTTTACTTGATTACCTCCTACATTTCTTATTACTACGTCGGTGGAAAATAATCTCCTTAACCTCGAAAATACGCCTTTATCTGCCATATTAATATATAATTATTGTTATAAATATTACTATAATAACCAACTGATATCCTCTTTTCCATCAGGTGTATCTATTTGGTAAGGATTTTTTACTTTTCCATATCCTCCACCATAACTTCCCTGATAAGGTGTTCTGTTGACTGTCATATTATTTAATGATTGTTTTGTTAAATCAATTCCTCTTTGTCTAAATTTTAATGCTGTATCTCTAATATACATTGCAATACTAAAAGACATTACTAAATCGTCATTATACCCAGATTGTGCTTCTGGTCTACCATTACGCCAAATAAATGTCTTCATTTCTTCTACTAATCTTTTAGATTGTATTGTTACTCCTTTATCACTTATATATTCTTGGAATTTACCAATTACCATAGGTCTTGTTCTTGATGACATAGTAAATCCAGGAACCATTTTTGAATGATCTTGATATTTATCAAAATACGAACTAGCATTTGGGGCCTCACTCTTTTGTGAATAATAAAGATTAGTATATGCTCTATCTATTACTACCTGTATTGTAGCCCAACCTATATTAGCGTTTTCAATTACTAGTAATGCTTCATTATATTCTGTAGCTAACCCAACTAATAAATGTCCATATTCTTTTGTACCTAATTGTCCTTTATATTCAGCAACTTGCACATTTGTTTCTACATCAATAACATGACATGCAGAGTAATCTTTTCCATCACCTCTAGATACATCAGCTACTACCATATAAGATCTACTATAATCAGGTGATTCCCAAACCCATAAGTTTTGATCAGCACCTCTTCTTTCCATAGGATCTTTTACATAAGTTTTTTCGTAATAATCTATATATTCAGGATAAAATACAATATCACCAGAAGTACTAAAATCACAATCACATTCTTGTGCCGCCATTCTAGGATCACCTAGTAATTCATCTTGTTTTTTTCTCCAAGCATCATCTCTTTCAGGATGAACATACCAAGGTAATTTGATAGGTAAAAAATCATTTTCAGCTGCTTCTGCTCTAGTCCATGTTTGGTGAAACCAATTACCAGTACCATATGGTGTACTTAAAGCAATACAACCACCACCCGTTGCTAATGTTTGTTGTGCTGAAGCCCAAATTTCTCCAATATTATCAATAAAAGCTGCCTCATCAATTAGTAGTAATGATACTGCTTCTGATCTACCTGCATCACTTGAAGCTGATGTAGCTTTAATTTGGGATCCATTTTTTAATCGTAGATTTAATTTATTATTTTCAGCTGCATCTACTTTAAGCCATGAAGGTAAATTTTCATACATAAATTTTACCTTTGTAACCATGTTTTTAGCTGTTTCTTGTTTTGTTGCTATACAAAGTATATTTTTATCTTTATGAAATGTCATCAACCATAAAGAATAACCTGCTGATAATGTTGAAATACCTAACTGTCTAGACTTTAAGATAATCGAATAAGGATTATCGCGCATTAGCGTTAATACTTTTTCTTGAAAAGGGTATAGGTTGAATTGTATACGTCCTCTTTGTGGATGCTGTATATAACAATATTTACGCATAAAATGCACCGGATCTTTAGCACATTTAAGGTATTCTGAACGTATTACTTGTTTTAAATTTGACATATATTATTTTGCTAATAGTAATATACCCGCAGCAACTAGTATTCCAGCACCTGTAGTTAGTTTAGTTTTTACTTTTTGTTTTTTTAAATCTAATTGAAGTTTATCATTTAGTTCTTTAGATAAAGCTATTTGACTTGATTGGGTATTTAACATACTCTCAAAATTCATAACTCTTTCATTTAAATTAAATATAACACTATCTTTAACAACTATTTTTGTTTCTAATAAACCTAATTTATTAGATAATAATTTGATTTCTTCCTTCGCACCGTCACCTACAATTAAATCTTTAATTACTAGACGAGCTATCGGCTTTTTTAATTGAATCTTCGTAGTGTCTATAACGCTCTGTGAAAAACCTTGTAAGCTCATCATCACTAAAAGAATCAACGGAATTAACTTTTTCATTTACTTTATATTTTAATGTGACAATCTTTTTATCTTGTTTGTCTATTTCTTTGTCTAATTTAACAATTTGCTGATTTAAAGTATCTATTTTATATACTAAATGGTCATTTATCCCATGTAATGAATCAACTTTAGCTTCTAATGCTTCAATTTTAACATTATAATCTTCAACATAACTTTCATCTCCAATAAGTACAAAATAAATTAATGCACTACCTAAAAGGAGGATGATTCCATAATTTATAAACCTTTCTCTAGACAACATCTTTTTCTAATTTAGCAACTAAAGACTCTAATTCTTTTTTCTTAGCAGTTTTAGCTTTTAAATCATCTTTAATTTTTTCTTTTTCTGCTTCATCAGCTGAACTATATTTTCTTGCTAATGATTTCATTTCAGTAGTAATAGCTTTTAATGCTTTAACTGCAATATCTAATTTTTTATGTTTACCCCTAGCTGCGTTAGCTTGTGCTACAGCATCTTTATCATCAATATCCATGAAGAGCTCGCGGAGTGACGTCTGAATTGTGTGAAATGTTTCTTCGGAAATGGGCACGGCTTCGGGGTCCT